CCCGGGTATATTCAACTCATTAAAATAAAATGCTTGGGGAGATACTCCGTTCCGACTAGAAAACTCGATGTTCCAGTCAACACAATATAAATCATACGTGTTGCCTGCCAAATCAGCGCCATTAACATCTACAATTGCTTGTATCTTCTGGCTCCGAATGAAAGAAGCGCCGTTGACCCCGTCAGGGATACCACCGCGTTCTCGAACATCGGGGTTCTGGATCGCAGCATCGATAAATTTGGCATCGTTGCTACGAATTTCGTGTTCAATTTGCTTTTCAGTGTGTTCCATATTGAATATCTAAACTATTAATTTGAAAACAACTTTTTATAATTGTTTTATGGCGCCCCCGCCAGCGCCATGGGTGGTGGAGTTGTGAAGAACAGAGACGTCCCCTGAAAGAAGGGACGTCGGAGAGATGTTCCACAACTCGCGCGGAGTTTAATGTCCCCCCGTAAAGGAGGGCAGGATATTCTCTAAGTAACGCCCTAAGGGCCCGAGTTCTAAAACAAGGGCACCTCTTCTCTCAGGCAGATTGGACTGATGCACATAGTTAACCAAGGTCTTTTCAACACCAAGAAAAGCGGATCTATACCCGCCCTCCTCGTCTCGCCAATATTTTCGCGAACAAAATTCAAAAGAATCCCTCGACACCACAATGCTATCATCCTTAATGGCATGTCCCATCTGCTTGAGACGTTCTGTTTCTCCCTGGATAAAGCGACCGGCAAAATCATCACCATATGTAACAAAAGGCTCGGGATTGATGCCAAAATCCAATGCTACATGGACGTGCACCAACCCTCTACCTATCGAGTTGTTACTCGCAGTTCCTCTTGCCCCGGAGGGCTCGTAGAAACCGGAAATGGCGACGGCGTCACCGTCACTAAAGACAAGCATCTTGTACATCTGCATATAAAGGCTCATCATAACTTGCTGAACGTATGGGTTATCGGAGCTGAAAGGCTCATAATAGAGCTTCTCAACTTCGCTTCTGTCCACAGCCCAGCCAGCTCGAACACACCCCACCGCACGCCAAAGGCCGATGCGGCAAAGCATGTCCCAATTCTGAGCATCATTGCTTTCGATGTCAACTCCAGCCGACAGCAACTCCCTACAAATCGGAAGATCCCCGGAATCACCCAGGGGCGCTCCCGGCTTCATAGGTACATGTTGCCAATTGTCTATATGACGTTTGTCAGGCCAGTAAGAGATCTCATCACAACAACCATCCACCAAAGAAACAGACCAAATATTTCTCCAACGCTTCTGCTTAACCTTCTTGAGCTTATGAGGCTCCCTTTTGATAAACACTCTGATAGGATCAGCACTGTTCAAGAGAACCAAAGTTTCTGGGGAAACGGAATCAATACCAAGTTTGCGAATAATCTCGTAACCCAACCAACGGTCGTAGTAACGGGAGACGACTAGACAGATCATGTCATACATGCCGACTCCTTCAATCATCTGCTTATTGGACTGATAGTAATAACAATACGGAACTCCAGGGCTGGAGTGTGGCTTGGCTCCCAATATAGAAAGCTCCGCGTCGGCCAAGACGCGGTTCCATGAGAACTCAAACTCACTTTCCCTCATGCCACAACGGGTTTTGTCGGTCATCCAGTGAATTGCGTCAAGGCTCACGGGGATCTTATCGGGGTTCGATAAAATCTCCTCGTATTCCTTCGCAATTCCCATATGACACTTAAAACTGTCCTTCTCTGCAGAAGGACCCGAAGGCGGCATTTGGTAATTATCCAATGCTATACGTTTTCCGTTAATCAAAAGCTTCTCCAACACCTTCTTGTCCTCCGGCAATTGGACCTTCGCGGGGGGTTTATCCCCCGAAACGGACCTGCCAAAGCAAAAACGTGCCGGCCTTACTCCTGGGACTTGGACGTCCCAGAAGACTTGTTCTTCTTTTGATTTTTCTTGCCAGCGCCCTTGTTGGAAGAACTGCTGTCGGAGTTCTCGGCCCCGGCAGATGTAGCCACGCACACAAGGCGGGACTTCACTTCCGCCGGGGCCTGTTCGTTTTCCAGGAGATCGCGCTCTGTTTCCAAAGCAAACAACCTCCCTTCAACGACGTCAAGCTGATCCAGTAGCTCCTGTGGATGAGCGTTGCTACCGGACTCCTCGACAAACTCCTTCTTAAGCAGTT